TGAATGGAAACGAGGTAGTGAGACTGAAGAACCAATTAATACAAAAGTTCCAAAAACAAAAAAAGAACAAAAACAAGTGGACAATTTAAAACAAAAATTTGATGAGTTGTTTGCTTAGGAGATTATTATGTGGATAGGTTTAACAATATTATTTTTTATTATAAGTGTCTTTACATCAGTATTGGTGTATTACTCTTTACGAAGAATAACTCAATATGAAGAATTGATTTTAGAAATTCAACAAGTGATTAAATTTTCAACAGATAAAATGAAACTTGTCGATGCTAAAGGACATTATGAATCAGACGATGAGACTGGTTTTTTCTTTCAACAATTAAAACAAATTCAATTATCCCTTGATGGGATATTTGAAGAGGAGACACAAGATGCCAAAAAAGAAAGCTAAAAGAAAACCTTATTTTGGAATAGATGTACAGAATGCTATAATAAAATATAATTCATTAGATGAAAAAAAAGACTTTACAGAAAGAAATAAAATATATCAAGAAGAAATACATGCAGCATTTGATAAACTATCTGAGAATATAATTAATACATTTAAATTTAGTTATTTTGATGACCCATTTAAAGATGTTAAACACGAGGTAGTTGCATTTATGGTAATGAATATTCACAAATATGACCATACAAAAGGTTCAAAAGCATTTAGTTATTTTTCAGTTGTTGCAAAAAATTATTTAATTTTACATAATAATAATAATTATAAAAAATTAAAAACACATGATAAGCCTGACGTTTTAGATAGACAAAAATATATCAATAATGAAGAATATGATTTTAAATCATTCACTACGGAAATGGTAGAATATTTTGATGCTAATTTAAATACTATTTTTAAAAAAGAAAGAGACCTTAGAATAGGTTATGCAATTGTTGATTTAATAAAACAAAGAGATGAGATTGAAAATTTCAACAAAAAAGCTCTATACATTTTAATAAGAGAAATGACTAATGTTGAAACTGCACATATTACATCAGTTGTTAATGTCTTAAAAAAACATTACAAAAAATTGATGAATAAATACCACCAAACAGGAACTATTATGGTGGACACATCAGGTTCTAAATTCTTTTAAAAATACTAAACCCTCTTAAATGAGGGTTTTTTATTTCAAACAATTTCTTACAAATTTTATATTTATATATGAATAAGTACATTCAGAGGAGATTGTATGTCAAATGAAAAAGAAATATTCGAGGGTAAAACCTTTCAAGATTTAACAAAGGATATATATGAGAATACTACAAAACGTAAAACTCAAATAGATTTGTTAATATCAGAAATACATGGATTCATAACAACCATAGATGATGTGGTGTTGGTTGCTCCAATTATAAAAGAATATATGGATACGGCTGTTCGTAATGATGAACACTTAGTAAAACTCGCTGGTGTACTACAAAGAATTATTTCCAAATCACAAGGTGAATCCGATGAATCAATGTTATTAAGTGATGAGGAAAAAGAAGAATTAATGGGAACACTTCAAGACACGGTTGCTGATTTAGAAAAAGAAAGTCATCGACTTGAAAGTATAAAAGATAAAACAATTCAAAAGGGATATTCGGAGAGTTAGTATGGCATCTATTTTAACAACTGCTGGTAAATTAACAGATACCAAAGGTGTGTTTGGTTCTTCACTTAATACTCCTATATATTTACAATTCGTACCTGGTGAATGTTGTGAGGTAATCACGAGTAAGGAAACATTAAATTCATTTAATGACCCAAAAAATGTAAGTAGTATTTATGCACTACCACATATTACAAAAGGTGTAAAGAAAAAAAGAACTAGTTTAACTGATAGTGATAGGTATTTTCCACTAATGAGAGGGTTTGTTGACGTGCCAGCTAAAGGTGATCCAGTTTTACTTTGTAAAATTGGTGGGACACAATATTATTTAGGACCTTTGAATGCTGACAACAATGTAAACTTTAATGTGGATAGAGATAGAAAACCTGAAATCAATTTATCAGGCGATACAAATAATAGAGAAACAAATAAAAAAACAGCTAATGGTGAATCAAGAAATTTTGTGAGAAGAAAATTTCATAAAATGTCAAAAAAATGGAATCCAAAATTAGATGGAAATACTGTTTTCAACGAAACGCATGGTGATTTGATGTTGGAAGGTAGACATGGTAATAGTATTAGGGTTGGTAGTAGAAGTGATAATCCTTATATTTTTATATCTAATGGGAGACAAGCTACATTCTCATATGAAAGTTTAGCAGATGGGTCGTTAGTCGCTATAACAAAAAATGGAAGTTTAAACCAACACTTTGGTGGATATTATATACAACCAGATCCAGATGATATTGAAGGTAAACTTAATTTCATAAATGGTTTTGTTTTAGCATCTGATTTAGTTATTCCACCTAAAGAGCCACCAAATAGACTAATGTCAAAATTAGTATCGAGTGTAAATGGTGATACGGATGCGAATGATTTAATTTACAATTTTGGTAGGGTGGACATAAGTGAAAATCCCAACGCTGTTTCACCAAGAAATAATAATCAAATGTTATTTTATTCAGATAGAATAATAATTAATTCAAAAACTAATGATATTTATTTATCATCAAGTAACGATATTCACATTGGAACTAAAAGACATTTAACAATTTCAACAGCTGATAGTTTAATAATAGAATCTGAAAGAACTAATTTAGGTGACCCCAATAAAAAGGAAATGGATAATTTAGTGTTGGGTAAAAAATTACAAACAGCTTTAAAAAGTATTGTTGATATTTTTGAAAAAATAACAATTCTTACACAAATGGGAGAAACAACAATAGGAAAATCACCAAGTTATAAATTCGTGACTAAGCCAGCAATAGATAAAGCTTTAACTGATATAGATGCAATTTTAAGTAATAAACATTTTATTGAAGAAAACTAAAAGAGGTAAGTATGAAAAAGAAAAAACCAAATATAAAAACTATAATAAGACAAATCGTTAGAGAAGAAGTTGCGATGGCTATCAAGGAAGTGATAACTGAATTGAAACAACCAATTGAATCTCAACCAAAACCACAAAAGAAAATTGTTGAGAAAAAACAATTTACAGAAAATTCAGTATTGAATGATGTATTGAATGAAACAGCTCAAGATGGTGATTGGAAAACATTAGGTGGTGGCGAGTTTACTTCTGATAGGATGAATGAATTAGTTGGTAGACAATATGGTGACATGATGAATAAAACACCACAACAAGTTCCATCAAGTGACCCGATGAGTCAGTTCTTAAATAAAGATTATAGTGAAGTATTAGAAAAGTCAATAGAAAAATCAAATAGAAAACACGGAAGATAAAAATGGGATTAAAACAAGATTTATTAGATGCAGTAACATCAGCATATGTTGATACGAATCCAGATGGAGATTCTTCGAATTTACCTGATACATCTGATGGTTCTTATGCAGAAAGATTAGCTCATTATCAAACTGAAGCTATAGCAAACTTCATAACACAATGTGAATTTACAATCACTCAACTAAAAGCTCCTGTAGTTGTTGAAGATTTAAAAACACCAGACCAACCTGTTAACATTAAGATTGAAACTTTACTTGGAGATAAAGCTCCAATATTAAAAACTTTAAAAAAAATTGGTAAAGTAGTTCCAGGAGTTGGACAAGTTATAGATAGTTTAGTTGACGAACTTGAAGCAGCTATTAGACAAGCGGTTATACCTCTCTCAAAGGGTGGTGCGGTATTTAAAGGATTTAACATATCAAAAGATGGACAACAAGGTGAAGGTGGTGGACTAATTTCACAGGGTTATGTTTACATTGGTGAAGATCCAGAGGCTCTTAAATCATTTGATGTAACGGATACTGATGGACAAAGAGATTTTACAACAGTAAAAGTTTTTAGAGAAGATATAGAGGAATTATTATAATGGCTGTTAAAGACACATCAAAAAAACCTTATATAGTTGATAATGATGCAAATGTTAAAGTTGGTATTGATTTACCAATTAGACGGGATGATATAAAAGATGGTTGGTTTGCATCAACTACTACCACCATTGAGTCTGTAAAAAATAACATAAGAAATTTATTAAGTACCAATCAAGGTGAAAGATTAATGCAACCAAATCTTGGTTTAAATTTAAAACAAATTTTGTTTGAACAAATTAATGAAGAGAGTATAATTGGTATACAAGATTCTATTTTAGACACATTTAGTTTTTGGTTACCATTTGTACAAGTTAGAGATATACAAATAGAAACATCAGAGGAAAATCAATTAGTTGGAACTTCTGAAATCAGAGTAAAAATTATATTTAATATAATACAAGACCCAAACACTTTAGACTCTGTTACTTTAAATTTTCAAAGTGATGTTAATGAAAGTTTAGGTTCAGTTGATAGTGGTGGATATTAATTGGAGATAAAAAATGCCTACATATGGTAAAAATGATTTTAAAGAATCAAATGTAAATTATTTAAACAAAGATTTTTCATCATTAAAACAATCTTTAATGGATTATGCAAAATCTTATTTTCCAAACACATATCGTGATTTTAATGAAACATCACCAGGTATGATGTTATTAGAAATGAATGCGTATGTTGGTGATGTGTTATCGTTTTATGTTGACCAACAATATCGTGAGATGTTATTACCACTTGCTGAGGAAAGAAGAAATGTAATTAATTTAGCTAAAATGTTTGGTTATAAAGTAAAACCAATCGTTCCAGCATATGTTGATTTAACATTTACTCAAAATTTAACAGCAAACTCAACTGATAGTTCAAAAATTGATTATTCTACTGGAGCAATAATTGATAGGGGATTACAAGTTAAAGGAACTACAAATGGAGTTGTGTTTGAAACATTAGAGGTTTTAGATTTTAAAATATCACAAAGTGCTGATACAAATACTGTTAACACGTTTGATTCTACAACAGGTTTAGCCTCTGACTATGCATGTACGAGAGTCGTTAGGGCAGTTAGTGGTAAACAAAAAACTTCCACCTTTTCAATAGGAGCTCCTGAAAAATTTAAAAAAATAACTTTATCTGATACAAATGTTATTGATATTATTTCTTGTGTGGATTCAAATGGGAACAAGTGGTATGAAGTTGATTTTTTAGCTCAAGATAAAGTTCCAATTGAAACACAT